ATGGCAAATAAACAAAGAAAAATGATAGCTAACAATAAGAAGGCACGTCATGACTATTTCATAGAGGAGACCTATGAGGCAGGAATTGTCCTCACGGGTACCGAAATCAAGTCAGCACGTCTTGGTAAGGTCAGCATCAAAGAAAGCTACGCGCGAATCGAAAAAGAAGAGATGATGATATACGGAATGAATATCAGCCCTTATGAGCAGGGAAATCGCTTCAATGTAGATCCGCTCAGACCGCGAAAGCTTCTTCTTCACAAGAGGGAGATTCGCAAGCTAATTGGTGCAACCAAGCTAAAAGGTCTCACGCTAGTTCCTTTGACCATGTATATAAACGAGGCAGGCCTAGCGAAGCTAGAGATAGCTCTTGCTCGAGGCAAGAAGAACTACGATAAGAGAGACGCTATAGCAAAGCGCGATGCTTCAAGAAACATGGAGCGCGCAATGAAGCAGAGATAGATTCCTTAGCTGCAGGACGGGCAGAGAGACTGCTTAATCCTGTTTTGCTAGGGTATATCAGATATAAGCAAGACGAAGCTTTGACTCATGAACATGGGGATGTAAAGGTTTCGACGGGGGTGTAGAAGCCCGATAAGCGAGCCGTGGTTCCGGATCCACGTAAAAAGTCGGACGTTAAATATAAACGCTAAAAATAACAACAAACTCGCATTTGCTGCGTAATTAGCAGCCCGCGTGCCTATTCAGGTTCACCTACAGACCTGATGTCGGCATCGACTATGTAGGAAAACTTTGCGGTGAGGCCCGTAACCGTAAGGGACTAACGGGATAACTGTGGTAGTAGTCTGCTGATGAGCGGCTGCCACGGCGAAAATTTATTCATCAGCTGCGCTCGGAGAAAATCGAGTGGAAATGCTTTCGGACGCGAGTTCGACTCTCGCCATCTCCACCAAAATGACTAGAACCGTTGAAATTTCAACGGTTCATTTTTTATATATACGAATTATATACGAATTTTATCTAAAATTGATGTCGCTTTGCTTTCTTCTGCTGGGTAAAAGTGGCTGTAAATGTTTAGTGTTGTTGCGATGTCTGAGTGACCGAGTCGTCTGCTTATCTCCAGTATGTTAATATCGTTATTGGCCAAAAGCGATGCATGACTATGTCTAAAGTCATGGATCCTGATGTGGTGTAGCCCTGCTCGTTTTGCTGCCTCTTTGTTTACGTTTTCGACACTAGTATCTCTAAGGGGGTGAAGTCCACCGCATATGTGATATCTTTCATTAAATCCGTTATATTGCTTGCAGTGTTTGAAATGTTCATCAAGAATGTCTGCTAACGGTCTTGAAATCTCTATGGTGCGGTTGCTATTTATGTTCTTCGGTGGCGTTTCCCTGTCACCATTTCCAAGCTTTTGTGAAATACTTTTGTTTATTATAATCTTCCCATCGCGATAGTCGGTCCACCTCAGGGCATGAATCTCGCCCTTTCTTGCTCCAGTAAAGTATGCCAGGGCGAAAAATACATAGTAGTCGTTGTAGTTTCGCTCTTCTGAGATTGTCTTAACTTCTCGCATAAACTTAACAAATTCCTCGTGCGTATAAAAAAGGATCTCTTTTTTCTTTTGATATGCATCCCTAAAATTACCTATCTTTATCAAAGGGTTTTTATCCAAATATCCAACTGTAACTGCCCAATTTAACAAGCCTCTAAATGCTCCATATACGTTCTTTTTCATTGTAAAGGACAAATCCCTTGAACTGATGTCGTTCTTCCATGAGACGAGCTGTTTTGAAGTCAATTTCTTGAGTTTTACATTTAGAGGTCTTATATATCTGTTTAATATCTGTGCATTCTTCTTGAGCGTGCTTTCTCTTATCTCATGCTTTTTCGTTTCTAGGTATAGGTCTATCAGCTCCGGCACAGTTAGATTGGATGAGTCCTCTTTAGTGGAATTGAGCATAGAGGCTTCCACTTTTTTTGCAGACTCTTTACCATATGCAATGCGAGTGATGGTCTTGTACTGACCATCTTGAGTATAATTAACTCTTACAAGGTATTTTGTGAGTCCGTCTTTCTTTTCACTTGTCCTATAAATTGGCATGGCAACCTCCTTGATTTTGGGTATAAAAATACCCCTACATTTGACATCCAGGGGCTGCAATGGTACAATTTCGTTGTTCAGACGGGTTGTACCTTACAGCCTATGCATCGCCCTCGGTTTCGGTCGGGGGCTTTGTTGTTTGTTTTTACTATATTTTGTTAACAAAATAACAGAAACACAAGATGTAGTATATAAGTTTGAGTATTTTCGATTTTAGGTACTTTTTTTCTGATTTTGGTAAAAAAATGCCTAAAAAAACCTCGATTTGATTGATTTTGGATTGTATTTGGGTATAATATAGATAACTCATCTACCATGTTGTATGAAGGAGCCCACCAGAGAACCTACGGTTCACTGGTTTTTTTATTGTCTATATAGGCTTTGAAGTCCTTTTGTAACGAATCTTTTGAACTTTTGAAAACAACAGGGTAAGCAGTTTGAAACCTCAAGCTGTTTCCAAGTACAATAAAAATAATGATGAAATCATTAAGAATGTCATTATATCTTACAAAGCATTGAGTAAACGTCTTATTGCTTTTGTCCTTTTTCTTTTTCATCCAGACCGAAACATTTTGATGTTCATCGTTCGCAAGGTCTATAATGTCTTTAATCCAGTGAATGCGAGAAAGCCGGTAGTAACAAAAATAACGGTCCAAATAACTAAACTCCAATAAATCGGTACTTGCCATTTTACAATTATTGGAGCAGTATTTAATTGAGACATCGTTAGTACAAGGATATATATCGAATTCATGTGTTTTGTCGATATCCCCCAATTTGTTTGAAAAGGAAATAGAATGAAGAAACCTTTCCGGAAATTTTGATGTACAGATCGAGCACTTAGAACTCATGTCATAAAAAATATTAAATTCTTTTAAATTGGGTTTTACCTCTTTTTTTAGGAAATAATTATAAAAATAATCAAATCCATTTTGTATTATATTCTCTTGTGTTTCTCCTTCGTGCATGATTGGAGAGCTTAAAATTGATTCTATATTTGAATTCATAACTATCTCCATTCTGCCGGAACCCACACAAACCAATTTGCTTTAGTTTGCTTTATAGGTGTGGTGAGCAAGAGATCTGACTGAGAATGTGCCTCAATGCGTCTAATCAAATCCAGTTTTGCTTCATTTGTGGACAACTTGCGATGCTTGTAAGACAAAGCACCTATCAATAAATCCGCGAGCTGGACTAAGATGACTTGTGATGAATCGACAGCTTGAGCAACCGCTACAATTTCTTTATTGTAATGATTATTTAGATATTCGCTCAATTTGCGTATTTTCTTATAGCCAATAGTATCTTTTTTGTCGAGATAAAGACTGTAAGTTTCGAATTGATTCATATCTAAAGTATATTCAAGCATTCTATAATATAATTTATAATAGAGGTCATCAAAGCGGTCCTTTTTAATTTCCGATTTGCCACGTGCTATATAACCTCGGAATTTTAAATCATCGTTATTAAAAAAATAATCGATGAGTTTCTCGTAAAACTCTACAGCTGAATTAGATACCTTTGTCCATTTAATTTCTGCGTATGGTTTTATCCCATATTCTTCTTTTATAGCTAAAATATCACGATTAACAGAAGCAACCTTCTCTTTAGGACATGATATACTACCAAGCACCATAACATCAAAGCGATCGCTTTGTAGATGGCAACTTTCGTCACAATATATGTTAATCAAAACATTTCCTTTCTACTTATATAAACCTTGTCGAATGGTATACTCCAATGCACTCACCAACGACCGATACGCCTTCGCTGTCCGTAACGATTGGCTTATATTCTGCGTTGCATGGGTTTAAAACGATTGTATCGTCTTGCCAAAATACTTTTTTGAGTACTGCCTCGCAATCGGAGTTTATTCTCACAGCGTAGATATTACCGTCTTTATAATCGTAAGTCTTTTTTATAAACGCAAGGTCGCCGTCTCTAATCCCAGCATCAATCATGCTATCACCACGGACCCGCACGCAGAAATCTGCTTTTACTGAGCTGTCAATAAAGAAATGTCCTTCGAAGTTCTCTTCACACCAGGTTCCTTCTCCGGCACAAATATCGCCTAAAATTGGTACAGGCTTTGACGCTGGAAACGAAATGTTAGTTACACCTGTGAGGTCAGGGTCTGATGAGAGGTCTTCTAACCCTAATAATTTAGATGCTGTCAATTGGGCTTTCAATATTCTTATATGCTCATATTTATGTATCAATTCTCCTTCGGAAATTTTTGTCACTATTTGTTCATTTTTGTCAAGTATAATATAATCCCCAGTATTTGTTTCTATTGGAGTATAGCCCTTCTCCTTAAGAAAATCTAACAGAAACTCGATAGTATCATAATAATAATCTGTAATTGAATCCCCGTCGTTGTTTATCCATCCCATTAAGTATGCAGGACTTATTGCAAGAGCCTTTGCAATTAATTCAATTTTATCAGAAGGGATATTGGTTATTATATCATTTTCATACTTATAAATAGTTTGTTTGGTTGTTCCAATCTTATTAGCCAATGATTCTTGAGTCATTTTTAATAACTCTCGACATTCTTTTATTCGTTGACCAATACTCATCATTACACACCTCCTTGTTTGTAACCTTATAATATCACAAAAATGTTTTTAGTCAATAAAAAAATGACTTGACAAGTTACAAAATAGGGTATATATTCTAAGTAACTTGTAAAGTTACGGAAAGGAGGGCTCGAATTGATTAATGTAAATGCATTGAAAGGAAAAATTGCAGAGAGGGGCAAAACTCAAACTGATGTTGCAAAAGCAATAGGCATAGCACCTAAAACATTTTATGACAAAATGAGTAAAGGTGTTTTCGGTAGCGATGAAATCGAAATAATGATTGACTATTTGAGTATTGAAGACCCAATGAAAATTTTTTTTGGGAAATAAGTAACTTGTAAAGTTACTACACCAGCTAGAAAGGAGGAAAGATGAGATTTCCAAACGTGAGACCAGATGTAAAGACAGCATTTGAGATGTATCACTCGCTAACATACTTCACATCTAGCGATGTGAAAAAATTATTCGGATGTGCAGGGTCTACTGCAGCAAAGATTGTAAAGATAACTCGCGATGAAATGACAAAGCGAGAAATCAAGATGTACTGCGAGCATGACAACTACTTGAACAAAGATGTCTTATATGACCTGGCAGGACTAGACATCAACAGCATAAACAAGTCATACAAGATGCTAGAAAGGAGGACACTATGAAAATTAAATCAGTTATACCACCGACACTATTTATATCGACAGTACTTGCTTTAAACGGCATAGCAACGGCAATAGACACACCTCAAGTGTATCAGCAGACGGAATACAAAGTCGTAAGCAACATACAGATTGATGTAAAGGGAATCTCAAACGAAATGATTGACGACATAGCGACTAGAAGTGGTGTAGACCCTAACATCGTCAAGGCAATCATTAAAGAAGAATCAGGAGGTAATCCTAACGCAGTAGGAGACAATGGAGAATCAATAGGCTTAATGCAGATACAACCGAAGCACCACAAGAAAAAGATGGAAGAACTCGGAATCGTGAGTCTCTTCGACCCACAGGAGAATGTCATTTTGGGATGTGCTATCTTGTCAGACCTATATGACAAATATGGTAACTACGAGGACGCGCTGAGCGTATACAATTCGGGCAACACCGAAGACGGAAAGGCTTATGCAGAAAGGATACTGAGCAAATAATGGACAAGATGTATATCGAATATCTCAAAGATAAAGACCGCAAGGCAAGAGAACGACTCGAAAACTACATCAACACGTTTTTATCAATTGATGAATCACGAGATGTTTTGAGAGTGGAACACGAGGAACAGGGCGAAAGAATAATTTTAGTCATATATGACATGTGCGGAAATGAGAAAGACAGAATCGATGTTACAGCAAACAGCATACATGCAACTATTACAGAGTTTTTTAGATACATGGGAAAAGGTCAAGAGTGCTTTGGACTGTATCGCAAAAAATAAGAAAGACGCTCCTGGGAGCGCCAATCAAAATCAACAACTTAATTATATCAAAAGGAGAAGAAAATGACAATCAAAATCAACAAGCTAGAAATTGAGAACGTAAAGCGAGTAAAGGCAGTAAAGATGGAACCTACTGCAAACGGTCTCACAATCATCGGCGGAAACAACGGACAGGGCAAGACCAGTGTGCTTGATAGCATCGCTTGGGCCCTCGGAGGCAACAAGTTTAAGCCTAGCCAGGCACAGCGAGAAGGCTCAGCGATTCCACCTAATCTGCACATAGTAATGAGTAATGGCCTTATTGTCGAACGTAAGGGCAAGAACTCAGACCTTAAGGTTATAGATCCAGATGGAAACAAAGCCGGACAGAATTTGCTAGACAGTTTTATAGACGAGCTTGCACTCAACTTGCCAAAGTTTATGCAGCAGTCAAGCAGAGAAAAGGCAAGCACATTGCTACAGATCATCGGAGTAGGAGAGCAGCTCGTGCTCCTCGAAAAGGAAGAGCAAGACACTTACAACCACAGACATGCAATCGGTCAGATTGCAGACCAGAAGGAGAAGTTTGCCAAAGAGCAGGAATATTATCCGGATGCTCCAAAGGATTTAGTCTCTGCATCAGATCTAATCAAAGAGCAGCAGGAGATTCTTGCAAGAAATGGTGAGAACCAAAGGAAGCGTGAAAATCTCGCAAGCATACAGCGCTTACACGAAGAGGCTACCAAAAATGTTGAAAGGCTGAAGCTTGAGTTATCCGAAGCCGAGACTAAACTTGCTAACGCAATACAGGATTTAGTAACAGCAAATAAGTCCGTTGAAAACCTTGTAGACGAATCAACTGCAGAGCTCGAAAAGAGCATCACGGAGATTGATGAAATCAACCGAAAGGTTAGAGCTAACCTTGACAAGGACAAAGCCGAGGAAGACGCAAGATGTTACAGAGCCGAGTACGAGGAACTCACAAAAGAGCTCACAGACGTTAGGAAACGCAAGGCAGCACTGCTAGACAACGCAGACCTACCACTAAAGGGGCTATCTGTTGAAGATGGCGAGCTCATATACAACGGATTTAAGTGGGATAACATGAGTGGCTCTGACCAGCTAAAAGTCGCTACAGCAATAGTTCGCAAGCTGAACTCTAATTGTGGATTTGTGCTACTTGACAAGCTTGAGCAGATGGACCAGGAGTCGCTAAAAGAGTTTGGAGACTGGCTAGAAGCAGAAGGCTTGCAGGCTATCGCTACTAGAGTAAGCACTGGTGAAGAGTGCAGCATCATCATTGAAGATGGCTATGTAAAAGGTGCTGAAGCAGAGGAAATAAACACGCAAGCTTTTGAGGAACCATCTAAAGCTGAATGGAAATTTTAGGAGGCTATATGAATATCACTAAAGGAAAAATCGCAAAGGCTCAAAAGGTCGTCATATACGGAGTTGAGGGAATAGGCAAGTCCACTCTTGCCTCACGATTCCCTGACCCAGTATTTATCGACATAGAGGGGTCAACAAGCAACATGGATGTTGCAAGGCTGGATAAGCCAACAAGCTACACAATGCTAAAGAATCAGCTATCATTCATCGCAGCCAATCCTACAGCGTGCAAGACGCTAGTGATTGACACAGTGGACTGGGTTGAAAAGATGGTAATCGAAGACATCTGCATGGCACACGACAAGAAGGACATCACTGGATTTGGCTATGGCGAGGGATTTATAAAGCTAGAGCAAGAAATAGGCAGGTTCCTCAACAAGCTATCAGACATCGTCGAAAAGGGCGTGAATGTAATCTTAACAGCGCATGCGATCATAAGGAAGTTCGAACAGCCGGATGAAATGGGAGCGTATGACAGATACGAACTCAAGCTTGGCAATAAGACCACAGGAAAGACTGCAGCGCTTGTAAAAGAGTGGGCCGACATAGTGCTTTTCTGTAACTACAAAACGCAAGTATTTGCTGTAGATGACAAAGGGACAAAGCATAAAGCTCAAGGTGGTGAACGAGTGATGTATACGGCGCATCATCCAGCATGGGACGCAAAGAATAGGCACGGATTGCCATTTGAACTACCTATGAAATACGAGAGCATTGCTCACATCTTTGATGTCAAGGCAGAACCGGTCAAAACAGAACCAAAGACTGATACTTCTGCTGAGCCAGTTAAAGCGCAACAGGAAATGCGCCCTGAGGATCCTATCTATGCTAAGAAGTATGATGACGCGATACCTATCTCGGTACAGGACTTAATGTCTATCAGCGAAGTCACAGAAGACGAATTGAGAGGCTTTTGGCAGAAGGTGGGACACTTCCCTAAAGACATGCCTTTTGGCAATGTACCACAAGATTATTGGAACGTGCTGATAGCCAACTGGAACTCAGCACTTAAAGATATAGTTAACGCAAGAACAAACAAGTAATGAAAGGAATATTAAAAAATGAGCAACATGAATTTTGACAGAGAGTTTGATTGGAATGACGAAATTACCCAGGACAGCGGAGAGTTTTTACTACTACCTGAGGGAGACTACAAGTTTATCGTTGAAAGCTATGAGAGAGGCAGACATCAGCCACAACCTGGTGGAAAGCTTCCAGCATGCAATAAGGCCATCGTTAACATAATTGTAAAGACCGCAGAGGGCGATGTTAAGCTCAAGCACAATCTATTTTTACACAGCTCGACAGAGGGGATGTTATCAGAGTTCTTTGGTGCCATCGGCCTAAAAAAGAAAGGCGAGCCACTCAAGATGAACTGGAACGAAGTTGCAGGCAAAGAAGGTGTTTGCAAGCTTGGACAGCGTGAATATAACGGCAACAAATACAACGAGGTTAAGCGCATGATCTACGCAGAAGATGTTGACCTCACAAAGGTGCTAAACAAGGATGTCCCAGGATTTTCACAGACAGGATTTAATGCGGAAGATTTTCCATTCTAAGGAGACAAAATGAAGTTAAGAGATTATCAAGAGGAAGCAAGAACTGCTATAGCAAACGAATGGGAGAAGGGCGTCAAGAAAACACTCCTGGTACTTCCAACAGGGTGCGGAAAAACGATAGTCTTTTCAAAGGTCGTCGAAGACAGAGTAAAACTTGGGGAGCGTGTGCTAATTTTAGCACACCGCTCCGAGTTACTTGACCAGGCATCAGACAAGCTTGCAAAAGCAACAGGCATTTTTACAGCTACAGAAAAGGCAGAGCAGAGTTGTCTAAATAGCTGGTTCAGAGTGGTGGTTGGGTCTGTACAAACTTTGCAAAGACCTAAGCGCCTTGCACAGTTTGACAAAGACTATTTTGATACCATCGTCGTGGATGAGGCGCATCACTGTATTTCAGACAGTTATCAAAGAGTACTAGAGCACTTTAGCAATGCAAATGTGCTAGGCGTTACAGCAACGCCAGACAGAGGTGATATGCGTAATCTAGGATCATATTTTGAGAGCCTAGCATATGAGTACACTCTTCCAAAGGCAATCAAAAACGGATACCTAAGCCCAATTAAAGCTTTAACAATTCCGCTTGAGCTAGACTTGAGCGCAGTATCAATGCAGTCAGGAGACTTTAAGGCAAGCGAGGTAGGTACAGCGCTAGATCCTTACCTCGAGCAGATTGCAGACGAAATGCTTAAGTATTGCGTAGATAAAAAGACGGTAGTATTCCTGCCACTAGTAAAGACTTCGCAAAAGTTTAGAGACATTCTAAACGAAAAGGGATTTAAAGCAGCAGAGGTTAACGGGGATAGTAAAGACAGAGCAGATGTATTGGACGATTTTAGCAAAGGAAAATACAACGTACTTTGCAACTCCATGCTTTTGACAGAGGGGTGGGATGAGCCATCTGTCGACTGCATTGTCGTCCTAAGACCAACGAAAGTGAGATCACTTTACTCGCAGATGGTCGGAAGGGGAACCAGGTTATATCCGGGAAAAGAGGATTTACTATTACTTGATTTCCTATGGCACACAGAAAGACACGAACTTTGCCATCCAGCAAGCCTCATTTGTGAAAATGAGGAAGTTGCTAAGAAGATGACCGAAAACATGGAGATTGCTGCAGGCACTGCTATAGACATCGAAGAAGCAGAAGAAAAGGCTGCGTCGGATGTGGTGGCTCAAAGAGAAGAGGCTCTTGCTAAGCAGCTTGAGGAAATGAGAAGACGCAAACGCAAGCTTGTAGATCCGTTACAGTTTGAAATGAGCATCCAGGCAGAAGACCTATCAACATACATCCCTTCGTTTGGTTGGGAAATGGCACCGCCATCTGACAAGCAGATTAAAGCGCTTGAAAAGTGTGGAATATTCCCTGACACAATCGACAATGCTGGTAAAGCTTCGATGATTTTAGACAGGCTAAGCAAACGCAGAGACGAGGGACTTACAACACCTAAGCAGATTAGATTCCTTGAGGGGAAAGGGTTCAAGCATGTAGGCATGTGGCAATTCCAATCTGCTAAACACATGATAGACCGAATAGCTGCTAATGGATGGAGAGTTCCTAACAGCATTAATCCTGCAGAGTATAGACCATCATAAGGAGAATAAAGATGCAAAGAAATCATCTTGAACTATTACAACATATAAATCCATCGCTCTTAAGCTATCAGGAATGGGTTAACGTAGGCATGGCGCTTAAGCAGGAAGGCTATACAGTATCTGATTGGGATTCATGGAGTGCACAGGACAGCAAAAGGTACCATCAAGGGGAATGCTTTAAGAAATGGGATGGATTTGCAGGAAATGGAAATCCTGTGACCGGAGGAACGATATTTCAGCTTGCTATAGAGCAGGGCTGGACTCCTCCGGAGAAAACATCTCATGAGCTGAACTGGGATGATGAGATTGGAAAAGATTACAAGATCATCGATGAGGCTTGGCTTGAAGCTAAGGAAATAAGGGAGCCGGACGACGAAAGATGGGAGCCGGTCAAGGAACTTATTACTTATCTAGAAACACTCTTTGAAAGTACTGAAAATGTTGGGTATGTCACAGAGGTTTGGGAAAAAGACGACAAGTGCATGCCAGGCAAAGGCTCATACGACCGAACTGCAGGACAACTCATCGAGGCATTATCTAAATGCAACGGTGACATAGGCGCTGTAATCGGTGATTACAAAGAGAAAGCTGGCGCATGGATAAGATTTAACCCACTAGATGGCAAGGGCGTTAAAAACGAGAATGTGACAGACTATAGGTACACGCTCGTCGAATCGGATAGCATGGAGCTAGAAAAGCAAAATGCAATCATTAGAGAGCTTGAGCTTCCTGTAGCTTGCCTTGTATACTCTGGTGGGAAATCCATACACGCTATCGTGAAAGTGGATGCTAATAGCTATGAAGAGTACCGCAAGAGAGTTGATTACATTTACTCTATTTGCAAGAAAAATGGACTAGACATAGACGCACAAAATAGAAACCCTTCGAGGCTATCTAGAATGCCTGGAGTAATGCGCAAAGGTCGAAAGCAGTTTCTCATAGATACAAACATCGGAAAAGACAGCTACGAGGATTGGTACAAATACATCGAGGACTTAAACGACGACTTGCCTGATCCGGAAGGACTAGAGGGATGCTGGGATGATATGCCTGAACTTGCGCCTGAGCTGATACATGGCGTGCTAAGGCAAGGCCACAAAATGCTAATCGCTGGACCGTCTAAAGCCGGTAAATCATTTGCGCTCATAGAAATGTGTATTGCGATAGCTGAAGGTTCGAAATGGTTAAACTGGCAGTGTAGTCAAGGCAGAGTTTTATATGTCAATCTTGAGCTAGATCGAGCATCTTGCTTACACCGATTCAAGGACGTTTACAAGGCGGTTGGAATCAAGCCTCAAAATATTAGCAACATTGATATTTGGAACTTAAGGGGCAAGACAGTACCAATGGACAAATTAGCGCCTAAATTGATTCGTAGAGCGCTTAAAAAGGGTTATATAGCAGTTATCATTGACCCTATCTATAAAGTTCTTACAGGCGACGAAAACAGCGCAGACCAGATGGCTCATTTCACGAACCAATTTGACAAGGTGGCGACCGAACTGGGTTCAAGTGTAATCTACTGCCACCATCACTCAAAAGGCGCCCAGGGCAATAAAAAGAGTCTAGACAGAGCATCAGGCAGTGGAGTATTCGCAAGAGACCCTGACGCACTCATAGATCTTATAGAGCTTGAGCTTACTGAGGAAATATATTCGATGCAGCTTAACCAGGCGAAGTGCAAAGTATTTGATGAGGCTATTCGCTCAAATAATCCAGGTTATTATGACGAGCATGTTGGATTAGACGACGCCTTGAGCCTACCTCAAATCACTAGCCATGCAAACAGAGCGCTAACGCAAAGTGCACTTCTCAAGTGTTCTATAGAATGTAACAAGGTCGAAGACGAAATTAGAACATTGAGTGCATGGAGAGTGAGCGGAACTCTGAGAGAATTTGCAAAGTTTAAGCCTGTAAACATGTGGTTCAGGTATCCAAAACACGAGGTTGACGAGGCTGGTATTCTCACCGATATAGAGACAGAATCGGCTCAGCCTACATGGAAAAAAGCTATAGAAGAGCGCAAGAAAAATGCTAAAGAGTCAAAAGAAACTAAGCTAAATGAGTTTGAGATTGAGTTCACGAATCTTGAGTTAGATGGCGAAGTGCTTATGTCTGATTTAGCAGACGCCTTAGGTTTATCTTCCCATAGGCAAATTGGAATTTGGCTCGGAAACAGCAAGAAATCTAGGGCTGAATACAAAAAAAGATTTGAAGCATATACAGGTGAAGATGGTCAGCGATATGTAAAAAGGAAAGACGTATAG